TCTTGGCGGCCGGGCTGGTGAGCAGCCGGGAGGTGGCGGATCTGGCGCACCTGGGCGAGAAGGCGACATTCGATGCCTGGTTCATGCGCGACATGGCCGCAGTGATGGAGGGCCTGAGCCAGCTCCGGCCGACGCGCGCCGCCCTGACCGTGCAGGCCCTGAAGTGGAACATCATCGACGCCGAAGCCAAGGCCGCGGGCGTGATCCGGTACTGGCTGGACCAGAACTGCCCGGCCTGCGAGGGTCGAAAGTGGCAGCTGATCCCGGGCACGCCGACGCTCTCAAACCGGGCCTGTCCGACGTGCCGCGGCAGCGGGATTGGCCAGGTTCCCCACGGCCAGGAAGGGCGTCGGCTGGCCAACCACCTGGATCAGTGCCTGCACCGCTACAAGCAGGGTCTCAAGGGCCGGCGCAGCGCGCTGGCGCAGATACCCCCCATCGATCGCCTGTCCAAGCGCATGCAAGGCGGCGACGAGGATTGAAACGAAATCGAAACAGCGCTTGCGAGTTTCAAAACACACCCTAGAATCCGCGCCCATAGGGACCACAGCCGCTGCTACCGCGACTCGTGCCCGACCTCTCTGCCGAACACCCGCAGCAACAGCCTGGCTGAACGCCTGTAGCGACTGCGGCCTGACATCGATGGAGAAGCTCGCCCTCAACGAACACACCCCGCAGGGGCTAACCGTGATGTCAAGCACGGGATGAAGTCATAGGGGCTGGACGCTGCGCAAGGTAGTCCGGCCGGAAGCATTGAATTGCACTCGCTTGCGCCATCGCCCCGTTTCTATTCTCGATGTCGGAAATCCGATATCGACCCCAATTCGGTGAATGCGCAGGCTGATGCGCAGGCGCGTTGTCATGGAACCGGCGCCGGCTGGTACTAGGCGGAAGCGCAAGCAGACCGCTGCGATGAAAAATCCCGCGCGGCCCAAAGCCTGAGATCAGCACCGGCCACCGAAACCCCGCTCGGGCAAGCGCCCACACACCCCAAAGCCAGAAACCCCACCCGCTCGCGTAGCACCGGGGAATAGCGCAGGGGCGTCTTGCCCAGCACTTTTCCGCGCCCCGTTCATTCCACGCAGCCAGGCGCGTGGGCCAGCCAGGGGCACAAAGTGGCCGGCGCACTCCTTCCCGCGCGCATCCGCGGGCAAGCCCTGGCAGATGAGAACCGCAGTCCCCCAGCCGGAAGTGTGCTGTTCCCGGTAAGTCGGGATGGGGGACACCTCCCATGAAAGACCATCTATGGGCCGACCCTCCAAGCTCTCGGAAAAGCAGTGGTCCGAGATCGGGCAGCGGCTGCTGAATGGTGAGAAGGCCGCAGACCTGGCGCGCGAGTACGGCGTGTCCAAACCGGTGATCAGCGCGAGGTTTTCAAAACGAACCGAAACCGTTCGGAATGTTGCACAGCAAATTCTGGAAACGGAGCAGGCACTGACAAGCCTGCCGCTATCGGAACAAGTTCAGGCTGTCACGCTGGCCGGTAAGCTGCGATCGATCTCCATGCACATGGCCGATGCGGCGAACTACAGCGCCGCGACCACCCACCGACTGGCCGGCATGGCGCACATCCGCACGCAGGACATCCCCGATGGTCCGCTCACGGCGGAAGCAAAGGCGGTGATCCAAGATGTCGTCGCCCTGCAGCGCAGCGCGAACGAGGCCAGTTCGATCCCGCTGAACCTGCTGAACGCGAACAAGGACGCGGTGAAGCTGGTGAACCAAGACACGCCGGTCACGCCAGTGAAGGTCGTGATCCAGGTGGAAGATGCCAGCGTCCCTGAGCCCGCGGCTCAATAGGCCGCAGGCCCGGTTCCTCGCCCTCGAGAAGAAGTACCGGGCGCTGGTCTCGGGCTTCGGCGTGGGCAAGACGTGGGGCGGTGCCGCTGGCCTATGTCAGCACGCCTGGGAGTGGCCCAAGATCAACGCCGGCTACTTCGCGCCGACCTACGCGCAGATCCGCGACATCTTCTACCCGACCATCGAGGAAGTGGCCCACGACTGGGGCCTGACCTGCGACATCCACGAGTCGAACAAAGAGGTCCACCTCTACTCGAACGGAAACTACCGCACCACGGTGCTGTGCCGATCGATGGAGAAACCCGGGGAGATCGTCGGCTTCAAGATCGGCAAGGGCCTGATCGATGAACTCGACGTGATGAAGAAGGACAAGGCGGCGCTGGCGTGGCGCAAGATCATTGCCCGCATGCGCTACAACGTGGACGGCCTGTCCAACGGGGTGGACGTGACCACCACGCCCGAGGGCTTCAAGTTCGTCTACGAGCAGTTCGTCAAGGCGCCGCGCGACAAGCCGGAGCTGCAGGCGCTGTACGGCTTGGTGCAGGCGAGCACCTACGAGAATGCCCGCAACCTGCCCGAGGACTACATCCCCAGCTTGCGGGCGAGCTATCCGCCGCAGCTGATCGAGGCCTACATCCGCGGCCAGTTCGTCAACCTGGCCACCGGCAACGTCTACCCGAACTTCGACCGCCGGCTCAACCATACCAGCGAGGCGATCAAGGACGGCGAGGTGCTGCACGTGGGCATGGACTTCAACGTGATGAACATGACCGCGGTGATCAACGTGATCCGCGGCGGCCTTCCGATGACGCTGGCCGAGCTGGTCAAGGTGCGCGACACGCCGACCATGGCGCGGCTGCTGAAGGATCGCTTCGGCGCGCACGTGATCGTGATCTACCCCGACGCTTCGGGAAAGAACACCAGCAGCAAGAACGCCAGCGAGTCGGACCTGACCATCCTGCGCGAAGCCGGATTCACCATCGTGGTGGACGACTCGAACCCCGCGGTCAAGGACCGCACCAACGCCGTGAACGCCATGATCCTGAACGAACAGGGTGTGCGGCGCTGGAAGATCAACACCGACGCCTGCCCGGTCACCACCGAGGCTTTCGAGCAGCAGGCGTATGACAAAAACGGCGAGCCGGACAAATCCACCGGCCACGACCACCCGCCCGATGCGGAAGGCTACTTCCTGGTGAAGCGCTACCCGATCGTGCGGCCGGTCGCCCACGTATCCACCCTGCGGATGTAACCCTATGGCCAAGACCGTTGCCGATCCCAGCGCTGCCGTCCTCGCCATGCAGGGCGATTGGGAACTGTCGCGCGCCCTGCTTGGCGGCACCAAGGCCATGCGCGCCGCCGGCAAGCAGTTCATGCCGAAGTGGCCGAACGAGGATCAGGACGCCTATGACAACCGGCTGGCCACCGCGGTCCTGTTCCCGGCCTATCAGCGCACCGTCACCACGCTGACCGGCAAGCCGTTTTCCAAGGCGGTCACCATCGGAGAGGACGTGCCGAGCCAGATCAAGGAGTGGACCGCCGACGTGGATCGGCAAGGCCGCAACCTCGACGCCTTCGCGTCCGACCTGATGCAGGCGGGCCTGGGATTCGGCATCGTCGGCATCCTGGTGGACTACCCCAAGGCCGAGGGCGTGCGCACCCTAGCCGACGAGAAGGCCGCCGGCCTGCGTCCCTACATGGTGGAAATCAAGCCGTGGCAGGTGCTCGGCTGGGTCGCCAGCCGCAAGGCCGGCGCCTGGATGCTGGACCAGCTGCGGCTGATGGAGTGCATCGAGGAAAAGGACGGAGAATGGGGCAGCGTCAGCATCCCCCAGGTGCGCGTGCTCGAGCCTGGCAAGTGGGCTACCTACCGCGAGAACAAGGACAAGAAGGGTGAGTGGAACCTCCATGAAGAGGGCACCACCACCATCGACTTCATCCCCTACGTGCCGGTCTATGGCGAGCGTACCGGCTTCATGACCGGCAAGCCACCGCTGATCGAAGTGGCCCACCTGAACGTGGCTCACTGGCAGTCGGCCAGCGACCAGCAGACCATCCTGCACGTGGCGCGCGTGCCAATCCTGACCGTGCTGGGCGCAGAGGACGGCGTGGACGCCGCCGGCAAGCCGGTACCCTGGAAGCTGACCGTTGGCGCTTCCGCTGCCGTGAAATTGCCCAAGGGCGGCGACATGAAGTTCGTGGAGCACACCGGCAAGGCGATCGAGGCCGGCGCGGCCGATCTGGAGTCGCTGGAAGAGCGCATGCGCCAGGCCGGTGCCGAGCTGCTGGTGCTGCAGCCAGGCAAGATCACTGCCACCCAGGTGGCGACCGAGAACGCCGTGGGCATGTGCGCCCTTCAGCGCATCGTGCAGGGGCTGGAAGACGCCCTGGACACGGCGCTGGACTACATGGCCAAGTGGGTCAAGGCCGAGACCGGCGGGCACGTGACCCTGTTCAACGATTTCGGTGCCGCAACACTCGCGGAGGCCAGCGCCGATCTGCTGCTGAAGGCGAACCAGGCCGGCAAGATCAGCGACGAGACCTTCCGCGCCGAACTGAAGCGCCGCGGCACGCTGGCGGCCGACGTGAACGAACAAGAGGAAGTGGCGCGCATCGAGGCCCAGGGCCCGGCGCTCGGCACCCTCGGCAATCCGGCCGGAGGCCCCGGTGGCAACGGCCAATGAGGTACTGCACCACGCTGCGATCGACCACGCGGTAGACCTCACCCACTATTCCAATGGCGTGGTCGCCAAGATCATCGCCACGCTCAATCGCACCGACGCAGCGCTGTTCGCCGACCTGATCGCGGCGCTCGAGCGGCTGCCGGCCGACTCGTTCACCGTCGATCGGCTGGAGCAACTGCTGTACTCGGTGCGGGCGTTGAACCGCCAGGCCTATGACGCGATCGGGCGCGAGCTGTCCAACGACCTGCGCGACCTGACCGTCTACGAGTCGGAGTTCCAGCTCGGGCTGTTCAAGCAGGCGGTTCCCAGCGAAGTGGTGGCGCAAGTGGGCATTGCGCCCGTGAATGCGGAGGCCGTCTACGCGGCGGCGATGAGCCGGCCGTTCCAAGGCGTCTTGTTGAAGGGCGTGCTGGTGGATCTGGAATTCAGTCGGACCAAGCGCATCCGCGAGACCATCGCCTCGGGCTATGTGTCCGGGGAGACCACCGACCAGATGGTGAGGAAGCTGCGCGGCACCCGGGCGCTGCGCTACGAGGACGGCATCTTTAACCGCAGCCGCTCGGAAGTGGAAGCGGTGGTGCGTACGGCGGTGAGCCACACGGCGGAATTCACGCGCGAGCGTTTCTACGATGCCAACGCCAAGGTGATCGCGTCGGTGCAGTGGGTTTCGACGCTGGATAACCGCACCTCGCCGATGTGCCGGATACGCGACGGCCTGAAGTACACGCTGCAGGGCCACAAGCCGATCGGCCACACGATCCCGTGGGGTGCCGGGCCAGGCGCGTTGCATTGGTGTTGCCGCTCCACCAGCACGCCCGTGACCAAGAGCTGGAAGGAGCTGACCGGCGCCGACGTCGAGGAGTTCAGTCCTGCCACCCGCGCCAGCATGGACGGCCAAGTGCCCGCCGACATGACCTACAGCGAGTGGCTCGCCAAGCAGTCGGCCAAGCGCCAGGACGAGATCCTGGGCAAGGCCAAGGGCGCCATGTTCCGCACCGGAAAGCTGCCGCTGGCTGGCTTCTACAACGACAAGGGCAAGGCCCTGACGCTGGAGGAACTGAAGGCCCAGCAGCCAGCCGCCTACCAGCGCGCCGGCCTGGACCTGCCGTTCAAGCCGCCGCTTGGGCAGCGCAAGGACGAGATTGCGCTGTTCCTGGAGTCGCAGCCGGCGCAAGCCGCCCTGCTCGACAAGCTCTACACCAGTCAGCGCATGATCTACGATGGCCAGCTGCTGCGCGTGAAGCTGATCAAGAAGGCCGAGGGCTACTCCTCTACCGATGAGTCTCTGGCCGCAGTGCGCTACTACACGGGCGAGGGATACGCGACGATCAACCGGCGCATGCGTGAGACTGGCGGCACGCTGGAGGATCGGCAATTCGCGGCGCTGACGGTTTCCAGCTTCCCCGGAATCGGCGAGTTCAAGGGCGAGATCTGGCGCGCACCGACCACCAAGGCGGCACGTGCCGATGTTTGGTGGGACAAGGCAGAGATTGGCCAGCCGATGGACATGGGGAACCAGATACAGTCCTTCTCCCGCTCGGCGCAGATGTCAGCGAATTGGGCAACCAGCAGCGATGTCCTGCTCAGGGTTGGCAAGAGCCAGAAGGGTGTTTATATTGAGCCGCTGTCACAGAACCAGGGCGAGCACGAAGTATTGCTGCCGCCTGGATTGACGTACCGCGTCGTCGGCAAGTCCACCATGATGGTGGGCAGCCGCGAGTTCCGTGTGATCGACTTGGAGATTGAAGGTGGTGAGTAACCTGCAGCTGAAGGACCGCAAGACGTACAGCGTCTACGGCCTGCTCGCGGCCGGTTCGCGCTTCACCGACGACTACGACGCCGAGGACGCGGTGCGGCAGTATATGGAGTTGCACCCGCAATCCGACGAAGCCCAGGTGCGCGCAGAACTGCAGGCCGAGATCGAAAAGCATGGCGGGTAAGAAGCCATCTCTGCAGCTGGTCCCACCGTCCGAGCCGGATGCTCTCGAGAAGACCCGCCAGCGCGTGCGCGCGACGCCCCGGCCTGACGGCATGCTCCAGTGCAACCGCTGCGGCAGCCGCACGGTGCTGAACACCGAGAACGGCGTGACCGTGAAGAACGGCCGGCGCCAGGCCGGAACGAAGATCGAAACCGACGTTTGCGCCGACTGCTACAAGCGCGGCGTGATCGTCACAATGCAGCCGGCGCTCAAGCCGACGAACTGACTCCCGCGGGGTTGAACGCCTCGAACCCAGACAAGGCCCGCCCGGGGCAACTCGGCGCGGGCCTTTCTCATGGCCGGAACACGGAAGTGGGAAGGCGCACCGCGGCGGATGCCGCACCGCACCAGAGGGCGGATGCCCAAGGAAATCACCAACCATGCCATTTGAAATTGACGCCAACGGCGCCATCGTGACGCAAGAGGTCAACGGCCAGAAGCTGCCCGTGTTCGTGCATGCTGACGGCAAGAAAGCCGCTTTCGACGGTGACGCCACCCTGTCCACCATTTCCCGCCTGAACGGTGAGGCCAAGGGCCACCGCGAGCGGGCCGAGAAAGCCGAGAACACACTCAAGACGTTCGACGGCATCACCGACCCGGCCGCGGCTATCAAGGCGATGGGAATCGTCAAGAACCTGGACGACAAGAAGCTGGTGGATGCCGGCGAAGTCCAACGGGTGAAGGACGAGACCATCAAGTCCGTGCGCGCGGAGTTCGATCCGGTCGTGAAGGAGCGCGACTCCTACAAGTCCGAGCTGTACGCCGAGAAGATCGGCGGCGCGTTCGCCCGCTCGAAGTTCATCACCGACAAGATGGCGATCCCTGCCGACATGGTGCAAGCCGCGTTCGGCGGCCGGTTCTCCATCGAAGGCGGCAAGGTCATCGCGAAGGACGCGAACGGCCAGCAGATCTTCAGCCGCACGCGCCACGGCGATCCCGCGGACTTCGATGAAGCGCTGGAGATCATGGTGGACAGCTACCCGCACAAGGCATCGATCCTGAAAGGGTCCGGTGCCTCCGGCGGCGGCGCGCAAGGCGGTGGCGGCGCTGGTGGCGGCGGCAAGACGATGACCCGCGCCCAGTTCGACGCCCTGGACCCCGCTGCGAAAGCGGCTGCGGTGAAGGACACGAAGATCGTTGACTGATCGGCGACCTACCTCTCCATCCCTCGGCCCGCACGGAAGCGGGCTTTTTCTTTCCTGAAAGACCTGCACCATGTCAAACACCCTCACGGGCCTGATCCCGACCCTGTACGAAGCGCTCAACGTCGTGTCGCGCGAAATGGTGGGCATGATCCCCGCCGTGCGCCGCGACAGCAACGCCGAGCGCGCCGCCGTCAACCAGACCGTCCGCGTGCCGATCGGCGAATCCGGCGCGCTGGAAGACATCACGCCCGGCGCCACGCCCGCGAACTCCGGCGACACCACGCCAGGCTACGCGGACGTGACGATCACCAAGTCCAAGGCGGCCCCGATCCGCTGGAACGGTGAAGAAGAAAAGGCGGTCGGCACCACCGGCACCTACAACAAGATCCTGGCCGACCAGTTCGTTGACGGCATGCGCAAGATCGTCAACGCCATGGAAGTCGATCTGGCGACCATCGGCAAGCAGACAGCCTCGCGCGCATACGGCACCGCCGGCACCTCGCCGTTCGGCACCGCGGGCGACCTGTCCGACGTGGCCGGCGTGCTGCGCATCCTCGAGGACAACGGTGCCCCGAAATCCGACCTGCAGCTGGCTCTGGGAAGCGCGGCCATTGCGAACCTGCGCGGAAAGCAGTCGGTGCTGTTCAAGGTGAACGAAGCGGGCTCGAGCGACATGCTGCGCAACGGCATGACCGACCGCCTGCAAGGCTTCGCCCTGCGCAACAGCGCTGGCATCGCCCTGCACACCAAGGGAACGGGTTCGTCCTACGTCACCTCGGGCTCCACCGCCGTTGGCACCAGCGCGATCACCCTGGCCACTGGCACCGGCACCGTGCTGGCCGGCGACGTGGTGACGTTCGCTGCGGACTCCAACAACAAGTACGTGGTGAACACGGGTGTTTCCGCACCTGGTGCGATCACGCTGGGCAAGCCCGGTGCGCTGGCCACGATCGCCACCGGCAACGCCATGACCATCGGCAACAACTACACCGCAAACCTCGCGTTCGCCCGTACCGCCCTGGTGCTGGCCTGCCGCGCGCCGGCCGTGCCGACCGGTGGCGATTCGGCGGACGACTCGATGATGATCACCGACCCGCTGACGGGCCTGACCTTCGAGGTCCGGGTGTACCGCCAGTACCGTCAGGTCAAGTACGAGATCTGCATGGCCTGGGGCGTCGCCGGCATCAAGCCGGAGCACGTCGCCATCCTGATGGGCTAATCGCCACAGGTGCAACCCGCCGGGGGCTTCGGCCCCTGCCCCTTCCAAGCCAACCCAGGAGAGATCCAACGATGAAAGACACCGTAACCATGGTCCGTGGCGACGAGCGCGCCGAAGTGACTGCGCCGCCCGACCAGTCCGTCGAGATCATGAAGGCCCAGGGCTGGATCTTGGCCGACGAGCCGGAAGCCAAGCCCTCCGATGGCATGACGGTCGCCCAGCTCAAGGAGGCCCTGGCCGCGAAGGGCATCGCCATCCCCGATGGCATCACCCTCAAGGCCGATCTGGCGAAGCTGCTGGACGAAGCGCAGGCCTGAGCCTGCTGCGTGAAGCGCCCGTGACTGGACGCTTTGCACAGATGGCCCCAAGGAGGCACACATGGCGTTGACCGTCGAAGATGGCACCGGCCGGGCCGATGCCGAGAGCTACATCAGCGTGGCCGAGGCGACCACGTACCACGACAACCGCGGCAATGCGGCATGGGCGGCGCTTTCCAGCGACACCCAGCGCGAGCAGATGCTTCGCCGCGCCACCGATTACATGGTGGCGATGTACCGTGAGCGCTGGGCTGGCTACCGCGAGCGGCCGACACAGGCGCTGGACTGGCCGCGGTATGACGTGCCCATGCCCGATGCGGCGGCCATGCCGGACAGCATGTACGGCGCGTACTACCCGTACACCGTGGTTCCCGAGGTGGTCAAGCGCGCCTGCGCTGAGCTGGCTCTGCGCGCGCTCGACGGCGACCTGCTGGCCGACCTTGAGCCCCCGGTGATTGAAGAAACGGTAGGTCCGATCACCACACGCTACGCCCAGGGCTCGCGCCAGACCAAGGCCTACCCGCAGATCGACGCCATGCTGGCGCCGCTGCTGCAAGGCGCCAACGGCTCGATCAAGGTGGTGCGGGCATGACCATCGATCACCAAACCGGCGAGGAGCTGGGCTGCCCGAAGTGCCATATGTTCGGGTGCTCGTGCTCCGAGGTCTGCTCGGCCTGCAAGCGCAACCACGCGGCGTGCATCTGCAAGTCGCATGCACCCGCGCCGGCAGTGCCGCTGTCGGTCTCCGGTGATCCGATCCCGGGGCGCAACGTGAAAGCCTTGGTCAGCGAGGGCATGCGCTACTACTACGAGCGGGACGCCAAGGGCCTGGAGCGATTGATCCGCAGGCTGGTGACGCCATGAGCCTGTACGACCGCGCCGCGGCCACCGCCAAGCGGATGCTGACGAAGTACGGGCAGTTCATGACCCTGACCGAGCAGACAGCAGGCGCCTACGACCCCAGCACTGGCTCGGCGCCCGTCAGCACCACTGGCCACACCGTCCGCGGCGCGATCTTCGATTTCCCACGCAAGGACATCGACGGCACGCGCATCCAGCAGGGCGACAAGCAGGTCTATATCGCCGCGCTGGGGCTCAACGTGACCCCGGAACCAGGCATGACCCTGACCGACGCCGCAACCAACGTCTACACCGTCATTTCCTCCGAGCCGCTGAATCCAGCGGGCACGGCGGTGATCCACACCCTTCAAGTGCGCGCATGACCCCCGAAAAGCACCCCCAGCAGAACACCATGATCCGCCCGCCCGCGGAATGGGACGACCGCGGCGGTCAGCTGCCGTTGCCGGCGCTATACGCAATGCAAGGCAAGCTGGCCGGCGTTCCGGTGTTCGTGACCCGTTGGACGCCGACGAAGGAAGAACTGGCGATGCTGCTGGAGGGCGGCCAAGTGGAGCTTGCCTGCATCGGCGGACAGCCGGCCTGCAATGTGTCGGCCGTGCCGCCGAACCAGATCGACGCGCCGCGCATCCTGCTTCCGAACTGATATGGCACAAATCTCCAAGTTCCTACGGTCGCTCGAGAGCGGCAAGCTGATGTACTGGTGCCAGGGATGCGAGGACGCGCACGTAGTCACGGTAGAAGGGTCGCGCGCATGGGGATACAACGGCAATCCCGACGCGCCGACCTTCACGCCGAGCGTACTTACGCAATGGCACAAACTGGTGCGCGAGGGCGGGCGTTGGACTGGCGAATACCACCGGGACGCGAACGGCGACCCGATCAAGCAGGTCTGCCACACCTTCATCACGAACGGCCAGGTGCAGTTCCTCAGCGACTGTTCGCACGCGCTGGCCGGGCAGACGCTTCTGTTGCCGGAGCTGCCAGAGTACCTGAGGAGCTGACCATGGCCGGCTTCTCCATCAACCTGGCCAAGTACGCCGAGAAGGTGAAGTCCGACATCCAGACGGTGGTGCAGAAGTCCACCCAGCAGGCCTTCGCTGCGGTGGTGAAGAAGACACCGGTGGACACCGGCCGCGCCCGCGCGAACTGGAACGTCAGCCGAGGCGCGATCGACACCACCACCACGGCCAGCACCGACCAGGGCCGGGCCACCGCCGAAGTGGACAAGGCGCTGTCGCTGCCAGCCGGCGATGTGGTCTACCTGGCCAACTCGCTGCCCTACGCCCGGGTCCTCGAATACGGCGAGTACCCGAATCCGCCGAAGAACCCGAGCGGGAAGACCGTGAACGGCTTTTCCAAGCAGGCGCCCGCCGGCATGGTGCGCACCACCGCGCAAGAGTTCTCCGACTACGTGGAGAGGGTGATCAGCAAATGAGAATTTCCATCGACCCGAACGATCCTGCCTACGTCGATGACCGCCCGCGCAAGGTGCGAGTGAACGACCGCGAGGTACAGGACTGGGCGGTGGCGGACGAATTCCGCCGCTGCGTGGTCCTGATGGACGGCCAGGTGCTGCACGGTGCCGTGGGCATCGAGCGCTTGGTGGGAGACCACGGCGGGCCGAAGGCACAGGACACCGTCGAGGCCAGTCTCGACCCCATCGCTACCGGCTTCGTCGGCGTGCTCGTGGCCGAACCCGCCCCGGCGCCAATGCCTGCACGGACTCCGGCCCCGACCGCTCCGCCCAAGCGGCACCACAAGAACAGGCGGCGCTAGGCCATGTCGGACGCCCTGATCGCGCAGGCCTTCGAAACCACGTTGAAGGCGTGGGCGGATGCCCAGACCCCGGCCATCCCGGTGGCGTGGGAGAACGTGGAGTTCAATCCGCCCGCTGGCAGGTTTGCGAGCGCGCACCTGATCCCGAACGAGGCCAAGAGCCTGTTTCTCGACGGCTCCGGCCGCACCCGCGTGGGCATCTTCCAGGTGAGCCTGCACATGCCGATCGGCACAGGAGCTGGCGCCGCAAGAGCCTTGGTGGACTCGCTGGACGCGGCGTTTCCGATCACCATCACCTCCGGCGGCCTGCGCATCTGGCTGCTGTCGCCGTTCAGCGCCGCGCCGCCCCTGAACCAGCCAAGCCGGTTTGTCGTGCCGGTGTCGGCGCACTACAAGGCCTTCGCGTCATGAAGGATTCAACCCGCGCCCTGCACGAAGCCCTGATCCGGCTGTGCAAGGGAATGATCAGCGCCTGGGAGAGGTGGCTCTCCCAGCAATGAATCGACTCGGCCAGCTGGGCTGATTCGTCCGTCACTGCCTCGTTGCCGGCCTCGCGCAAGCCTCGCCGACTGGATGCCTCGCAGATCCCAAACGCCCTCCGAAGAGGGCCTTTTCTCTGTGAGGTATCCAAGTGTCTGTCGCACTCCCCAACGGCGCCACCATGGCGATCGGCTCCACGTACGGGGCCACCAAGAACCTGACCGCGTTCACCAACGCCAACCCCGGCGTGGCGACTCTCGAAGCGACCCACGGCATCATCGTGGGCGACATCTTCGAGGTCACCTCGGGCTGGTCGCGCGCGAACGGCAACGTGTACCGCGCCTCGGTGGTTGCCACCAACGACGTCAGCGTGGAAGGTCTCAACACCACGAGCACGGCCAACTTCCCGGCCGGCTCCGGTGTCGGCACCGTCCGCGAGGTCACGGCCTGGACGCAGATTTCGCAGATCCTGCAGACCAGCACGGAAGGCGGCGAACAGCAGTTCGTCACCTACTCGTTCCTGGAGGACAGCTCGGAACACCAGATTCCGACCACCAAGACGCCCACGGTGTTCAAGCTGACGATCGGTGACGACGCCAGCTTGGCGCACTACGCGATCCTGGCGGCTGCCGACGCCGACCGCCTGCAACGTGTGGTTCGCGTGCTGCTTCCCAGCGGCTCGCCGATCTACTTCAGCGCCTACGTGACGCTTCGCAAGACCCCGACCCTCACCAAGAACGAGGTGATGGGCCTGCAAGTCACGCTGTCGCTGATCAACGAAACGACGCGCTACGCCTCGTAATCGCGCCTCCGACGCAACGGAGGCCCATCCCGCAACCCCGCTGGTGTCATAGCCGGCGGGGTTGTTTTCATTTCAGGAGAAAGCCCCCGTGCTGAAGATCGATCCAAATCCCACGTTCAAGTGGGACGTGAAGTTCAACACCCCGGAAGGCGAGCAGACCCTCAAGCTCGTCTTCAAGCACATGACCGTCGAGGCGCACGACGCCTGGTGGGATGAAGCGCTGAAGCGCTATCTCTCCTACCGGGATGCGCTTCAAGCCCACGCCAAGGCCATCGAAGAGGCCACGGTCGCCGGCAAGGAACTGCCAGAAGCGCCGAAGCAGGCCAAGAGCGGCCTGGACGAGATCATGGAACTGGTTGCCGGCTGGGAAGAGGTTGACGCCGAATTCAGCCGCGAGGCGATGGGCAAGTTGATCGACAACTACCACGACCTGAGCGCCAAGAAGATTTGCGAAGCCTGGTCGGCGGGCCTGACGCAGCGCCGCCGGGAAAACTGACAAGCGCGGGTGCGGCGCTATACAAGAAGCCTTTTTCCAAGCAGCAACTGAAGGAGATGGCCCAGTGGGGCCTGTCGCCTTCTGACTACCCACAGCCTGCCACCCTGGTGTGGCCGGACAACTGGAAGGCTGTCAGCTTCTTCGCTGACCTCGGATCGGGCGCCTGGAACATGGGGCCGGGCGGGGCGGCGGGCATCCGGCCCGAGGCGTTTCGCGAGATCCGCCTTGCCCACCGAATCGGCCGCGACGAGTGGCCCGCCATCCATCAAGCCGTGCTGCTGATGCAGGAAGCGGCCCTGGTGGAAATCCACCGAGAGGACTGAGGCATGACCGTAGATGTGACCACTCTCGCGCTGGCCGTCGATTCCACGCAAGTCAATACCGCCTCGTCCGCGCTGGACAAGATGGCAGCAGCCGGTGCCCGCGCTGAAGCCGCCACCACCAGCCTCAAGCGCGCCAGCGACGGCCAAGCCAGCACGCTGACAGCGTCCGGGCAAGCCGCGAGCAAGACCGCGCTGTCGTTCAAGACGTTGGCCGACGCACAAGCCGCGCTCGGCCCGAAAGCGGGCTCCGCGCTGGCAAAAGTTGCGGGTGATCTGGCGGCCACCGAAGCAAACGCCGAAGCCGCCGCCAACGCCATCCGGCGCGTTGGCACAGAAGCTCAGGGGACCGGCGCGAAGGTACAGGCAGCGGCTGGACAGACATGGTCGCAGTTCGTCAAGGAGCGCATGGGTCCGGCGATGCAGGACTTCTCGGCGCAAGGCATCCCGCAATCCGATGCGCACACGCGCGCCATCCGACAGATCGCCGATGAGTGGCGGGCGTACAAAGCCGCAGGAGTCGATGCTCAGGCCGCAGTGGCCGCGCAGGCCAATGCCACCGTGGCATCAATCCAGCGGGTTGGCAATGCGGCGCAAGCAGCTGGTGCCAAGGTCGGGGCGGCGCTGTCTGGCAAGGCTCCTGCGGTTGATCTCGACAAGGCCGGCACCTCGCTGGGCGCGTCCTCGTTCGTGGATTTCAGCCGGGTCACCACATCGCTGGGGGCCACCGGCACGGCAGCGGCCGAAGCGGCGCGCGAAGTCGCCACGCTGCGCCGCGAGATTGCCCTGACCGACCAGCAGCTGGCCAGCGCCAGCACGTCGCTGGGAGCGAAGGTCGGTCCGCTGACACCCGCTGCCAACCTACGCGAAGCCATCAGCCGCGCCGATGCGACCAACGCGCCCGGCAATGCCGCCCTGGCGGCGCGGCTGTCCGGTGGTGCAGCGACGGGCGCAGCCGGTGCAGCTGCAGCGCGCACCGTGGTGGAAGGCAACCAGGCCATCGAGAAGAGCGCCAAGTTCGCGGCCTGGCAGCAGCAGCAACTGGGCTTCCAGATCCACGACTTCGCCGTGCAGGTGATCTCGGGGCAAAGTCCGATCACGGCATTCGTGCAGCAGGGCTCGCAGCTGTCCGGAACCTTCGGCGGCGCCGGCAACGCGCTGCGCGCCGTCACCGCCCTGTTCACCCCGTTCCGGCTGGCCGTGGGCGCCGCTGCGGCCGGTGTCGGCGTGCTGATCTACGGCCTGATCGAAGGTCAGCGGCGCAGCAAGGAATTCGGCGATGCGCTGAAGCTGTCGGGCAACTTCGCCGGCAAGACGGAAGGCCAGTTCAACGACCTGGCCATCGCGACCTCCAAGGCCAAGGGAACGACCGAGGGCAACGCGCGGGCCATCGCACAGGCGCTGCTTGCTACCGGGCAGATCGGACCCCAGGTGTTCGACAAGGCTGTCGCCGCAGCGGTGGGATTCGGCCAAGCCACCGGCAAGGCCGCGGACGACGTCGCCAAGGACTTCGCCAAGATGGCCGAGTCGCCGAGCCGGTTTGCCGAGGAAGCCAACAAGCAGCTGAACTTCCTGACCGCGGCCCAGTACGCCCACATCAAAGCGCTGGAGGACGAAGGGAAGGCCACCGAGGCGCAGGCCATCATCATCGATGCGCTGAACGAACGCTTCCCGAAGACCAAGGCGCACCTGAACTCGATCGATGCGGCGCTGGCCGAAGGGCAGGAGGCGTGGACACGGTTCTGGGCCAAGGCCATCGCGCCGGCCACCGTCGAGGACAAAATCCGCTCCACCCAGGCCGCCATCGAGCGCCTGAAGCAACATCTGGCCCTGCCGGGCGCCGCCGGGGAGCTGCAGGCTCAGGAGCTGAGGCTGTCCGACCTGCGGCAGGAGCGCGGGATGGGCGAGCGCGCCGCCGCACAGCGGGCCGAGGACGCCGCGGCGAACAAGGCTGCCATCAACGGCCAGAAGGTCATCGAGAGCTACCTGCAGCGCGCCAAGTCCACGGAAATCTACAAGCAGAAGCTGACCGAGCTGAACAAGGCGTTCGCCGACAACGAAGCCAAGGGCGTCAAGTTCACCCCGGCGCAGAAGAAGGAGGCGATCGACCAGCTGAAGAAGGATTTCACGCCCGGCGGCCACAACGAAGCCGAACAGGTGCGCCGGGAGAACCTGGCCGCCGATCTTGCGGCCTACAAGGACGAGCTGCAGTCCGAGCGCGATGCGTTGGCCTTCCACGAGCGCTTCCTGCAAGGCGCATTCCAAGCCGGCGAAGTGTCTATCAAGGAGTTCTACGAGAACAAGCGCCAGGCCATCGCCGCTGGCGTCGCAGCCGAAGTCTCCGAACTCGAGAAGGAGAAGGCGCGGCTCGCCAAGGACCGCGATGCGGTGGCGAAGAAAGACCCGTCCGAAGCGCGCAAGTTGCAAGGCGCGATCGACAACGCCACGCGCGACCAGGACAAGATTCGGCTGCAGGGAGAGCGCGCCACCATCCTGGCCAACCAGGAGGAGCAGGGCAGCTACAAGCAGTTGAGTGACGAGATCCTGAACTACCAGGCGAACCTGCGCCAGCTGCAAGGCGACGAGGAGGGCGCCGGCAAGATTCGGATCGAACTGGCCCGCCGGCAGGCGGCGCAGGTCGCCAAGCGCGCCGAGGAAAGCGGCACGCCGCTGTCGCCGCAGGACATGGCAGCGACCCAGCAGGCGCTGACCAATCAGGTCACGCTCAACGCCTCGCGCGCCCGCGGTACGGCCATCACGCAGATGCTGGCCGACCAGGAGGAGCGCATCGCCATTTCCCAGAGCAAGGGTGCGATCGGAGAGATGGCGGCGATGGTGGAAGTCGGCGCGGCGCGCGCCCAGGCCGTGGTGCAGCTAGAGCGCGAAGTGCAGCTGGTCGAGCGCATCGCCGCGGAGAACCGCAAGGCGCACGAAGAAGGCCGGGAGCCGCTGAACCTGCAGCTGCAGGTGGATGCCTCGCGCGCGCGCCTCGAGATCGACCGCATCAAGGCCGCGCTGGACCCGCTCAAGGACAAGTTCGACGCGATCTTTAAGGATGCCGGTGCCAACCTGTTCAGCGACCTGATGGGCGGCACCAAGCCGAAGGACGCGCTCAAGAGCTTCATCGCCTCGATCGGCAAGGAAATCAACGGCACGGTCGGCCGCGAGCTGTCGGCCAGCGTGTTCGGCCCCGGCGGAGTGGCGGGAGGCATCGGCGGCATGTTCGCCAACCTATTCGGCGGGCCGCAGCGCG